CAATCTGTGAGGTGTGAATGTTTGCAATCGACATGCCAATGATTGTTGTTTCGGTAGAACCAGCACCAGTATGAACCGTGGCAGCGGAAGTGCCTACTCCAGTGTCTGTCACCAGTTTAAATGCGTTTGCCATTTATTCCTCCTTAGCCAAGCGCAATGGCTAGTGCTACAGCTTCATTAGATGCCACAGTAGCTGCAAACGCAGTCGTAGCAATAGTTGTGTTGTTAGTGCCAGCAGCCTGTGTTGCGGCAGTAACAGCACTTGACAATGACCCGCCATTAATTGTAGGACTGGTCAGTGTTTTATTTGTAAGTGTTTGTGTATCGGTAAGGGTGGTTACAGTGCTGTCGATAGCAACAGTAAGTGTGTTGCCAGAGCCTGATGTGTCAATACCTGTTCCACCCGCAATGTCCAGTGTCTCACTGTCGAGGTCTATGCTTAGTGCGCCACCACTATCCCCTTGAAAGTCTAGGTCTTGTGCAGTTACTTGGCTATCAACATACGCCTTAATGGATTGTTGAGTGGCAAGATGGTCTGCGCTGTCGGAAGACATGTCGTCTTCATCTTTAATTGATGTGCCGCTAATTGTACCGTTCAGCACAGCACTTGTCAAGGTTTTATTTGTAAGCGTGTCTGTTGTAGCCTTACCCACCAAAGTGTCAGTAGCCGCTGGCAATGTAAGCGTAACATCTGCTGTGGACGCAGGGCCAATAAGAGTGGCTTTGTTTGTGCCATTATCACTGTCTTCAAAAAACTCTACAAAACCAGCACTCGTTGCGCCATTTTTAAGCTGTAGTCCAGCATTAACTACGGGGGTTGTAATTGTAGGCGTAGTTAGCGTTTTGTTGGTAAGTGTCTGTGTACCTGTCAGTGTAGCTACTGTGCTGTCGATAGCAACTGTTAGCGTATTGCCAGAACCCGACGTATCAATACCGGTGCCACCAGCAATATCCAGCGTTTCGCTATCAAGGTCAATGCTCAATGCGCCGCCGCTATCTCCTTGGAAATCAAGGTCTTGTGCGGTTACTTGACTGTCGACGTAAGCCTTAATTGATTGTTGCGTAGCAAGATGCGAAGCACTGTCCGAAGACATATCATCTTCATCTTTGATTGACGTACCACTAATCGCACCATTTAGTGTAGCAGTGGTAACAGTCGGAGATGTAAGAGTTTTATTAGTGAGGGTATCTGTCGTAGCACGGCCCACAAGCGTGTCTGTGCTGGTCGGAAGAGTGAGCGTGCCAGTGTTGCTGATACTGCTGATAACCGGCGTAGTTAAGGTTTTGTTGGTAAGTGTCTGTGTACCTGTAAGGGTAGCTACGGTAGAGTCAATAGCAAAAGTAACGGCATTGCCAGAACCACTAGTGTCAATGCCAGTACCACCAGTAAATGTGAGTGTCTCGCTATCCAAGTCGATAGAAAGTGCCCCGCCTGAATCAGCTTGGAAATCAAGGTCTTCTGCTGTGAGTTGTGTGTCAACATAGGCTTTTATTGATTGTTGTGTAGCGAGAGCAGTGGCACTGTTAGAAGACATGTCGTCTTCATCAAGAATATCCGTTACCGTCGTAGTCGGCATTGCAATGCTGTCTATATATGCAACACCGTCGATGTACAGGTCTTTCCATTCAGCACCCGATGCACCCAAATCATGTGTATTGTCAGCGGAAGGAATAATGTTAGAAGCAACATCAGCCGTGATGGTCACTGTGTCACTAGCAGCATTACCCAGTGTAGTGTTGCCATTAACAGTCAAGTTGGCAGTAATAGTGGCGCTCTCGTCTACTTGCAGTGTGTCAATGGTTGCCGTACCATCAAGGAACAAGTCTTTGAACTCAAGGCTGCTTGTACCCAAGTCAATGTCATTGTCCGTTACAGGTACGATTACGCCATCTTGAAAACGTATCTGCTCAGTAGTACTTCCACCTACATCAACAAATACACCGACGCGATTATTAGTGTCATCGACTACTACTTTGTTAATCGGGGTAGTAACACCAGGGTCACCAATTAGCCCAATGACTGGACCTTCGGCTGCAGTACCATCGTGTTTGTGACCAGTGCTGTTATTAAAGGCAGCAAGAATTTGGTCAAATTCATCGTTACTGTCGGACGCATTGATAACGTCACCGTCAGTATATGTTGACTGTCTAGTATAACCTGCCATTAACGTCTTGCTCCTGCATCAAATTCTAACTGAAAGCCTTTGAGTGTGTATGGGAATGACTCAGCATTATCCACAACTCGCATAGCTACAGCAAAGCCACTGCCCTCTACAGGCTGTCTAACAAGTGGGTTAGACTGACCACCATATGTGGCCGTGCCATACTGCGACGTTCCATATAGTGCCACAACCTTTGTAGAGTCAAATGGATATGCCGCTGGTCGTGCCGCATCTGGTGACTCATAATCATATCGTAAGAATAAGTCTGAGTTAATTGTACCAGTTGGTGAGTAATTAATGATTACTCGCTGAAAGTTTTTGCGGATACCGGCATCTCCCATTGTCATATCAGGAGAACGATATCGTCCAATAATAGTGGTACCGTCAAATGTGTTGCCCTGTTCCTGCCTGTACACGTAGCCATCGAATCCGCCGTGTAACACAAATGTCTCGCCCTGAGTTGTAAAAAAATCGGTGGAAGAAGGCTGAATACCTTTTGTGGTGGCAAACTCAAAACCTTCTTGTTTGCGTACCGCAACGATACCTTTTGTTGTTGCTTGTGTGTCTGCTGTTGTATTTACACGAAACAAACGATATTGTGTCTTGCCTGGCACTACCAGACTTTCGAACTCGTCTACGTCAGTATCATCAAATAGTTCTTTGACATTACCTGATATAGTCCCCAATTCAACATCATTAATTCTTTCAGTACCGGCAACGGTGCGAAGTCCGTCCCTACCCAGAAATACTATATCTCCGGCAAGTTCTTGGACAGTAAAGCCGTTTAGGCACCCGATGTCTCTTGTAATTGGTTGAAGTGAAAAGTCTGCAATGGTATTTCCTGTCAGCCTATAAATACGTTCTTCGCCAAAAATAATTAGTTCGTTACGAAATGGAAACAGTGCGGTTATCTGACTGTCGATACGAAGGCTACCCGCCCCGTTGGCGGGGTCAAAGTCATCATCTGTGAAAGGCGCAGTAAAAATAACTTCTTGAGGACTTGCGCTGTGCCCTGCAAAAAATAAGGCGTCCTTAAAACCGGCTACGAATTTTGGATTTGCTGGAGAATTTGTTGCATTTAAGTCAGTAACGGTTGTACCGTTATATTTAGTAGCGTGATTTGCTCCGTCCGCCCATACAATAGATTCTGTACCATCTAGATTGTAACGATGATGTGTGTACTTACCAGCATTAGTGCGTCCAGTATCAATCTCTGCCCAGCTACCTGTCGTACCTACTGTGAATACTTTTTCACCTCGTGCAGCTACAACTTTATTATTAAAGTATGCAGACATAAGAACTTTTTCTGTGGAACTTGATGTCTGTGGAACAATATTACTATTCCATTTTGTATATCCATTGATACGTCTATACCCACCGCGGGTGTCAGGCTCAAAGTTTTCTAATTCCAGCGCCATTCCGGGTTGCATTTTAAATGTCGGCTGGTCAAGAACTAGGCCACCTTCGCAAGCAAAAACAAAAGGGTTAAGTTGTGCTTCATCAGCCATGTATTAAACCCTTGAAGTTGCTGCTGCCGTGCCATACCTCTGTGAACGTGGAATAAAGGTTGACCGCATGTAATTAAAGTTACGGTTCAAGAACAAACTTTGCATATGCTTGATACCTGTTTCAAAACGACTGAAATTAATGCCGTATTGCTGAGCCTCACCACGGTATTGATATCCGTAAGCCGTTGCGCCGTCGACGATAACTTGACGGAACTGTTCAGGAATAGTAGGTACGTCTGTCGCCGCGCTTAATGCTGTAGGTTTTATGAAAGCATCATATTTGAGTGTGTATGCTTTATCGGGATACGGAAAAAGCCCGTAATTATTATCGGGCGTTCTGAACACGTATTCCGGCACACCGCCTACATCGGAAGTGCTTTCTTGGTCTACGTATTTATCAATATATTCTCTGTAATCTAGTTGTAGAAGACTTACACCGGAGACAGCTAGGTTAGTATCTTTGTCAATTCGGAATGTAGAATAGTCTACATGGTAAACAGTGCTGTCTAAGCTGTACCGGGTAGTTCCTGCTACCAGCGTTTCAGTCTGAAGAGAATGGCTAAATGACCATCCAAACTCCCTCTGAAAAATGTAATTAATTGAGTCGTTTACGGCATTCCTACATTGAGTTTGAAAACCACGTGAGTTAACAAAATTCGACGCGGTCAGGGACACTTCGTTGAATCTAGCAAGGACTTCATTCGTGATGTCAAGATAGGTGTATGCCATGAGAACCCTGAGTTTAGGGACCGACCAATATAGCCGGTCCCTATTTTGTTAGTTACGCGAGTTGGTCGCGGTCTACATCAGTAGGCTTATCTGAACCATGCTCATTACAGTCAATTACTGTCGCATAGACGCGGATGCGCCCTGTGGTAGGTGCCGCACCAGCCAACAGCACATCAATCGTATCTGTAGTAGACACGAATTGTGTGTAGGTTGAGGCTGCACTACCTACGACTGTGTTAGTTTGACCATTTGTGCCGGCCGCACAGAAACCTGTAGAGGTCACGTCTGCACCGTCAACGATGTCATCACCAGCTGCGAAGTCAATGTCTGCAGTTACGCTTGAGTTGAACGCTTTCATCACTTCTGCACCTGCGTTCAGAACCAAAGTTCCGGCAGGGATTTCAAGTGCTTGAAAGATGTCGCCGTCTGCAAGAGTGTTTCCTGCAGCAATCAGCTCGTCAACATCAACGTACGCTTCCAGATTGCGCATCACATGTGTGTGCTTATGGGAAGGAAGAACTGCAATTGAGTTAGCGCCAACACCTGTGGTGCCGGAAGCAGTCAAATCAAAGGTTGCCATTTTCTAATCTCCCCTTAAGCTGCGTTGTACTTAGCAGTTACGATTGCTTCAGGACGAAGAATCTTTCTGCCGTACAAGTGCATACCGCGAACAATGTCCGCAAACGAATCTGGGTCACGATATGACTCAGTTTTCGTAATTTGTGAAGCGGAAGCTACAGCTGATGTGTGACCAGCAACAATAACACCAAAGTTGGCATTCTGGTTAGCTGAACCAGTTGTACCAGCGCCCGTGCCGACAGACGGCAGGTTGTTGGATACATACACATCAAAGCCATGCAGCTGACCGACAGCAAGACCACCTTGGAGACCTGAGCCACCGAAATCGCCGTTCAGAAGACGTGAATCTTCATCCTTGAGAAGTTCAATGAAAACAGGGTCCACAATCAGCCAACGACCATCGTTATCTACAAACTGCTGGTCAAGGAGACGGCCCATACGTGCAATAACCATCAGAGGTGAGGCAGTTGCAGTTGGAAGGGCAGTTGCACCAGGAAGGCGAGCAGCCAGTGGAATTGAGTGGTCACCAGCAGAACCTGTGGTGATGTTGCCGAAGCTGTCTTTGCGAAGCTTCATGCTAGTGAGAAGTTCATCACTACCAGCGGTAGATACTGCTTTTGAGCCGCTTACTGTGTCGTTTGCGGTACCAGCAGCAGAACTGAGGCTGGACTGTTTGAAACCAGACAGGTAACCGAGAACCTCTTGGTCATGCTGGTCACGCAGACGATAGCCGGCGCGGTCAGATGCGAGAGACTCAAAGTTAACGTGTGAGTGTGCTTCTTCGATGTCATCTACTTTGAATGCAAAGTAGTTAGCCTTGTCTACGACAAGGGAAAAGTCTTCATCGTCCAAGTCTTGCGGAGTGATTTGTGCACCACGCGCATATTCCTTAACAGTGATTTCTGGCTCTTTGATAATACGAACTGTATCACCATAGTTTGCGATTTCACCAAAGTAGTCGGAATTTGTGATTGACTCAGCGACAGAAGACTTGCGGAAAGCTTGCTGGACTTTTTGCGAGTAAATTATCGGGCTAAAGTTGCCATTCGGTAAGTTACCGTATCCAGCGGCAGTTTGAAAAGCCATTCTATGCTCCTAAAATCAGGCTAGTAAACTCCGATTTCCTGAACACTTTAAAGGCCAGCTAGTCTAGGTATCCGCTGACAGCGGGGCTAAACATCACATGGGTGGTTTAGAGGAGAGAAAATCGTATGCCCCGCTACACTCGGGGTTACAATAAAACTAAGAAATTGCCGTAAACTGTGTAGGGCAGGGTCGTGGGTTGCTGAAAATAATCAGGGCCACGCGTAAAGTTACATATATTGTACCACAATTGTAACTATTTGTGAAGAGGTATTTTATTCGCCTCTTGTTATGTCGTAAATAAAGTTGCCTGTACGAACAGCCTCAGCAATTTCTTGCTCATATTTGCTGAACTCAGACCCCTTCATCTTAGCTACTTGAGACTCACGCCATTGATTAGATTGCTTATCTTTTGTATCAGCAACGGCATTTGAGCCTTTTGACGTAACTGCCTTTGCAGCATCTTTATTATCTTTTGGGGCTTTTGCTTTCTGTTCGTTGATGTTCATATCAACTTTGTACAGGTCAATAGCCCGAGATGCAGCACGCGCATCGTTATCATTCTCATACAGAGCCTTCTGTACCCATTCTGGCTGTATCTCAACCCAGTCATGAAACTCTTGACTATTGCGGATATCATCAAAATCGGGGTGGAACTTCATAAGTTCCGCTTCAGCATTCTTTCTGTTAGCTGCAACTTCGCGTTCTGCAATCAACGCAAGGCGTTCTTCAATGGAACTGTCTAGCTCTTGTGCTTTCTTAGTGGCAATCGTTTCCACCATTTTTGCAACATCTGGGTACTGCTTAGACCACTCAGATAGCTCTTCATCTGTTTTGGGTAGCTGAATAGCTTCTTTAGCAGCCGACGAAAGTTGCGATTCCAAATTACGAATCTTCTCACGCATCTGTTCTTCTTTTTGCTGTGCGTGTCTACGAAGGTCGCCATAGCGCTTTTTAAACGTTTTTTCTTCTGGTTCCAATCCATCAGTCTCTGCTTTATCTTGTTCTTCAGCTTCCTGTCTTTCAACAATTCCTGCTCGCTCATCTTCTAGTCGTTTGAGTTCAGCATCCTCCATCTCTTGACGATTGTTTTTATATTTGATAGGGGTAGTCTTGATATCTTGCTTAACAGCTGCTTCAGCCATTGTATTCTCCTTATTGGGGCCACCAGTAGCCTAACGGGGTGATGGGTAGCCAGTCTACAGCTTGCGTGCTTTTATCCAACCACGTGAAATGGCTGCTCCAAGCACATACAAGCCGCTTTCAACCGTGGTCCACAAAAGCGTGGAACCGATTGAATTAGGTTTATTTCGCATTTTATTTCGGATGTACACAGTCCTATTACGTGCAAAGTAACCGAGGACTTTTGCTAGGCGGGGACTATTATACATGTTTTCTGCCGCGGTAGCAAATAGTTTGTGATATCCCAACTGCACATTATCATTCTTGTATGCTTTTTTAGCATACGCTTGCCACAGAGTATTACGATAGGAGCCGAAGCCAGCCATTTGATGCATTGCTGTACAGATGACTTTTCCGCCGCCGCCTTTTTCTTCTTTTGGTTGAGTGTTGGTAACAACGGAACCTGCGCCACTTCCACTGCCTCCCTGCCTAACAGGATTTCCTTTACTGTCCGTTACAGCACTTGTTCTACGGACAGTG